ACCCCACCTATACCCCACCACCCCAAAAAGCAAATGGTTCCATCTCCTGCGTATCCCTCTAAGATATACACAAACAACCACTCAATTTACAAAACCCACCCCGTCACTAATATAACTTGACATATTAAAAAATTATTATAAAAAATTCAAAAGTTAAGGCTAGGCTGAGAAGGAAGAACCACAACCACATGTACTAGTTGCAGCGGGGTTTTTTATGTTAAAACCTGAAGTCATTAAAGAAGTATCGTAACTTATAACAGACCCAGTTAGGTATTGCATGCTATGAGCATCTACAAGTAAAGACACTTCATCTTGGTTAACGATAAAGTCATCTTCATTTTGGGTATCATCGAAAGTAAAACCGTATTGAAATCCTGAACAACCGCCACCTGATACATAGATTCTTAGTTTAAGTCCACGTGCTTCTTCATCTGCTAACAAGTCTTTTATTTTTACTATTGCAGAGCTTTCTAAGGTTATCGGGTTCAAATGGCTTTAGGATCGAAGTTGTATAACTCGGAGTAGACGTTTTTAATACGAAGGAATTTAGGACCATGCTCATGGAAGTCATCATCACCCCGAACATAGAGAGCTAGGTGAACCATTTCATGTAGGAGAGTTTGAAAGATAGTAGTGAAGTGCCCACAAGCGTTAGAACTTATTTGAATTTCCATCTCATGCTCATCAAAACAACCATATATATTAGGATTTTTAATGACTTTAAACTTAACTTTGTGTGACTTGGGCATAGGAAGGGTATTAAACGGGGCCATCTGGCATGCCATGTTGTAGAGTATCTCTAAGTTCTTCTTAGTTAACGTAGTTTTTGGCATAAAACACCCCTTAAAAACACATTATACTTAAAAAAGTTGCGACTTAATGACAAACTAGTATAAAATAGTCAAATTAGCTGCAAAATTAATATCATAGGTGACACAGCAACCCATGCAAACACAAGAAATCCAGCAAAATCAAGCATTTAACGAGTCTGACGTCGTTATTGTACCCCCACTAGAAGAAAATATCCCCATTCCTAAGAACGTTAGAGAAGCTTTACCTGATTTATCTAACCAAGAAGAGCTAGAAATGATGGCAAACACCATAAAACTCATAGCTGACCTCAACGGAGAAGACATAAATCCTACAATAGAGGATATAGATGAGGCAAAAACGATAGCTAAACAGATGATTGAGCATCCTGAAACTAAAATTCAACTAAGAAAATACAAAAATAACACTTTAGCATCATTAGCAGGTATGGTAGCAGAGCTAGATTCAAGTGTAGTAGATGACTTAAAAGACTTAAAAACGTTTGTAATCAACGGACTTATTAAGGAAGCCACCATGTCAGACAAATCTAAAGAACGAATTACAGCACTACGTGCAATTGGGGAGGTAGATGGGGTCGATGCATTTAAAAAACATACTGAAGTGGTTCATAAAAATATGTCGATGGATGATATAGAAGGTAGATTAAAGACACTTGTAAATAAACTCCAGAAACGATTAGATGAAAAAGTTGTCCAGGGTGAGACTGTAAACAATGGTGAGTAATGCACAAAAAAAGTTAACACCTGAAGAGATTAAGAAAGAACAAGAAAAAAGAATACTGTCACTGATTAGCTTTTTATCGGCTCACAAACAGCTCTTAGAAAAAGAAGAAGCTGAACTAGTCGACGTGCTGGTGGAGGCTACGAGTGGTAGGATAGTACAAGATGTAGGTAGTACAAGCTTTTTAGAATTTATACAACACGTATACCCGGGTTATATGGTAGGAGCGCATCATGCAAGGTTGGCTAAGATATTTGAAGATATTGCTGCAGGAAAGAAAAAAAGAGTTATCGTTAACATTGCGCCGAGACATGGTAAGTCAGAGCTTATTTCATATCTTGCGCCTGCATGGTTCCTCGGTAAATTTCCTCACAAAAAGGTTATTATGGCGTCTCACACAGCTGATCTGGCGGTTGGTTTTGGTCGTCGTGTCCGTAATCTGGTGGGCTCAGATGCGTATAAGGATATATTTCCAGCAGTAGAATTACAAGCAGACTCGAAGAGCGCATCACGTTGGGGGACAAATTTTAATGGAGAGTATTTTGCTATTGGGGTGGGCGGTGCCCTCGCTGGTCGCGGGGCTGATCTTTTTATCATTGATGACCCTCACTCTGAACAGGATGCTAAACTTGGACGATCTGATGTTTTTCTCCCTGCTTGGGAGTGGTTTCAGTCTGGCCCTCTTCAACGTCTTATGCCGGGTGGTGCGATTATTGTAGTGATGACTCGGTGGAGTAAACTTGATTTGACTGGGCAAATTGTGAACCAGATGATTAAGAATGATGAAGTAGATCAGTGGGAAGTGGTAGAATTTCCAGCGATTGTGCAAGATAAAGATGGAACTGAAAAACCATTGTGGCCTGAGTTCTGGAGTCTAGAAGAATTACTTAGTAAGAAAGCTGCATTAGATGTACGATACTGGAACTCACAATATTTACAAAATCCTGTATCAGAAGAAGGTGCATTAATAAAAAGAGAGTGGTGGAATATATGGGAAGAAGAAGATCCACCCGATTGTGAATTTACAATTATGAGTTTAGATGCTGCCCAGGAGGCGAATAATAGAGCGGACTATAACGCGCTCACCACTTGGGGCGTCTTTTTTAACGAAGAAACGAATAACTATAATATAATACTGTTAAACTCAATTAAGCAACGACTAGAGTTTCCTGAGCTCAAAGAACTTTGTATACAAGAGTACAAAGATTGGGAACCCGATTCATTTTTAGTTGAAAAGAAATCTAATGGTGCAGCCTTATACCAAGAGTTTAGAAGAATGGGTATACCGGTAGGTGAATTTACACCAGGTAAAGGCCAAGATAAGATTAGTCGAGTCAATGCAGTATCTGATTTATTTAGAAGTGGTATTGTGTGGGCACCTGATAGACGATGGGCTAAAGAAGTCATAGAAGAGTGTAATGATTTTCCTAGTGGTGCCAACGATGACTTGGTGGATAGTACAACATTAGCATTAATAAGATTTAGACAGGGTGGATTTATTAAACTACCTAGCGATGAAGCAGATGAAATTAAAACATTTAAAAGTTCTAGGAATAGATTGTACTCAATATAAGGATTAAATTATGGCAACTAATATAGATAAAAGTGTATACCAAGCTCCGATGGGATTAGATCAAGATCCACAAAATCCAGAAACGACGGCGTTAAGTATTCAAATTGAAAATCCAGATTCAGTAACACTTGATGACGGCAGTATGGAGATTACTATCGTACCTGGTAAAGATGATACTAATGATGAGTTTAATGCTAACTTAGCAGAAGAGATGAACGAAGGTCAGTTGACAGAGTTGTCAGGTGATTTGCTTGGTGAGTTTGATGCTGATATTAATTCAAGAAAAGATTGGTTAACTACTTATGTAGATGGCTTAGAGTTACTAGGTCTTAAAGTAGAAGATAGAACAGAACCATGGCCAGGTGCTTGTAATGTATATCACCCTCTTATGACAGAAGCGCTTGTGAAGTTCCAAGCTGAAACCATGATGGAAACATTCCCCGCCGCAGGTCCAGTTAAAACTGTAATCATTGGCAAACAAACAAAAGAAAAAGAAGATGCTGCTGAACGTGTAAAAGATGATATGAACTATCAGCTCACGGACATGATGCCTGAATATAGACCTGAGCACGAACGCATGCTATGGGGTCTTGGTTTATCAGGTAATGCATTTAAGAAAGTTTATTATGATCCATCGTTAGAGCGTCAAGTAGCGATGTATGTTCCAGCTGAAGATATTGTAGTTCCATATGGCGCTTCTAATTTAGAAACAGCTGAGCGTGTGACTCATGTGATGCGTAAGACTAAGAATGAATTACATAAACTACAAGTAGCAGGTTTTTATCGTGATGTAGATTTAGGTGAACCATATTTAGATATTGATGAAGCTGAGAAAAAGATTGCAGAGAAGTTAGGCTTTAATCCTACAGAAGATGATCGCTTTAAGATTCTTGAAATACATGTTAATTTAGATTTAGAAAACGGTGATAGTGAAGATAATATTGCGCTACCTTATGTAGTCACTATTGAAAAAGGCACAGCGACTATTTTATCTATTCGTCGTAATTGGAATCCAGATGATAAACTAAAAGCTAAGCGTCAACACTTTGTACACTACGGTTATATTCCAGGTTTTGGATTCTACTGTTTTGGTTTAATTCATTTAATCGGCGCATTTGCTAAATCAGGTACAATGATTCTTCGTCAGTTAGTTGATGCAGGTACACTAGCTAATCTTCCCGGAGGTCTCAAGTCTCGTGGGCTACGCATTAAAGGCGATGATACTCCAATTGCTCCAGGTGAATTTAGAGATGTAGATGTACCAAGCGGTGCTATTCGTGACAACATTTTAATGCTACCTTACAAAGAACCTTCACAAGTATTACAAAGTTTAATGAATGGTATTATTGATGAAGGGCGACGTTTTGCTTCTGCTGCTGATATGAAAGTATCAGATATGTCTGCTAACTCTCCAGTAGGTACAACCCTTGCTATATTAGAAAGAACATTGAAAGTAATGTCAGCTGTACAAGCTCGTATTTACTATGCGATGAAGCAAGAGTTTAAATTACTTAAAGGTATTATTCGTGACTACACACCAGAAGAGTATTCTTATGATCCTGAAGTAGGTGACCGCCGTGCTAAGCAAGCTGACTATGATAATGTAGATGTCATTCCAGTTAGTGATCCTAATGCTGCAACGATGTCACAGAAAGTAGTTCAGTATCAAGCTGTGATGCAAATGGCTCAATCTAATCCACAAATCTATGACCAAGTAGAACTTAATAAACAAATGTTAGAAGTACTTGGTGTTAAGAATATTGGAAAACTTATCCCATCGTCTGATGACCAGAAACCAAAAGATCCTGTATCTGAAAATATGAATATCCTTAATGGTAAACCTGTTAAAGCATTTATTTATCAAGACCATCAAGCACATATTCAAGTACATATGACAGCGATGCAAGATCCTAAGATTCAACAAATGGTAGGACAGAATCCTCAAGCACAAGCTATTCAAGCGGCAGCTATGGCACATATTAATGAGCACGTTGCATTTGAATATAGAAAACAACTTGAAGAACAATTAGGTGTTCCATTACCTAAACCTGATGAAACATTACCAGAAGACGTAGAGTTTGAATTATCTAAAGTTATGGCTGAAGCTGCTAAGAAATTATCTGCTAAGTCTGCTTCTGAAGCACAACAACAGCAAGCTCAACAACAGCAACAAGATCCAATTATCCAAATGCAACAACAAGAACTACAGTTAAAAGCTCAAGATTTACAAATCAAACAGCAAAAAACTATGGCTGATATTCAATCAGATCAAGCTAGACTTGAACTTGATAAGATGCGTATTGAATCTCAAGAACGTATTGCTGGTGCTCAGTTAGGTGCTAATGCTGTAATGGATGATAAACAGTTGGAAGCTAAACAGTTATTAGAAGGTACGAAAATTGGCATAGAAGCAGTAAGATCTAATGACCAATTAGAGCACCAAAAAGAACAATCTAAAAGACAACAAGATATACAAATGCAACAAATGAATAAACAACAACCAAAGGAGTAGTAAATGATAGACCCAACGTTAGAGCTATTAATCAACAAGATAGCTGAAAGACGCAAAGAAGTATTAGGTTCAATTGCTGAAGGTTCTGCGAAAGATTACGCACATTACCAATCTGCTGTCGGATATATACGAGCTTGCGATACAATACAAGGCATTATTGCTGACATCGTAGACAGGATGGAGAACTCGGATGAGTGATCAGATTCTAACCATGAATAAAAACTTGGTTGATGCAAATGGTCGACCGATTATTATTCCATCAGTAAATGAAGTAAATGCAGAAGATATACCAATTGAAGAAAGAGGTTTACAACTTCCAGACCCAAAAGGCTATAGGATTTTATGTGCAATTCCAGAAGCAGAGGAAACATATAAAGGTGGTATTGTTAAAGCAGCTGGTGCTAAATCTGTAGAAGAGCATTCAACTGTAGTTTTATTTGTAGTAAAAGTAGGTGACTTAGCTTATAAAGATGAGGCTAGATTTCCTACAGGTCCATGGTGTAAAGAAGGTGATTTTGTTTTAACGCGTGCATACGCGGGTACTAGATTTAAAATTCACGGAAGAGAGTTCCGCATTATTAACGACGATACAGTTGAGGGGGTTGTTGCTGATCCTCGCGGCTACACTCGCGCATAAGGAGTAATATATGGCTGACGTAAAAGATGGAGATATTGTTTTTGAATATCCAGATGATGATGAAGTAACAGGGAATAAACTACCTGATGAAAAAGAAATAAAGACTAAACAAGAAAAAACTGAGGTTAAAGTAGAAACAAAAGCAGATGATATTGATCTTGAAATTGAAGACGACACACCCCCTGCAGATAAAAATAAAGAACCTTTACCTAAAGAAATTGTACAAGAATTAGAAAATGATAATTTAGAAGACTATTCTGAACGTGTTAAACAACGTATGGCGCAACTTAAAAAAGCTTACCATGACGAAAGACGTGATAAAGAAGAAGCAGATCGTGAACGTCAAGAAGCTATTAAATATGCACAACAAATTAACAATGAAAATAAGAAGTTAAAAACTACTTTAGAGTCAGGGGAATCAACTTATATTGAGACCCTTAAAAATGCGCTTGAAAGTGAACTTTCTTTAGCTAAAGAATCTTACCGTAAAGCCTATGATACTGGTGAAACAGATAGTATAATTGATGCACAACAAAAGATGAATGATGCTCAGTTTAGACTGTCACAAGCTAGACAATATGAGCCTAAATTTAAAAATACTTTACAGGAACCCGAAAATCCTGTATATATACAACAAAATGAACAACGTTCGTTTAAACCCGACAATAAAGCCGCAGCTTGGCAAGAAAAGAACGACTGGTTTGGTAAAGACGAAGAAATGACAAGCCTTGCATTAGGCATACATGAAAAATTAGTTAGGAGTGGGATTAGTCCTACCTCTGATGAGTATTACCGTCGTATTGATAGTACGATGCAGAAACGATTCCCAGAAAACTTTGGGGATGCAACGCTAGACGAGGACCAACCCGCCGAGCGCACAAAACCTTCGAATGTAGTTGCTCCGGCAACGCGTA